TGGTACTCGAACACGCGGCCGGGCGGTAGGGGGTTGCGGCAAACCGGGCAGAGCATAGGCAGGGGCAGGTCGTCGTCCAGGTCGAATACACAACCGCGTTGGATACATTGATAGGTTTTCATGCTGGAATCCCGTGATAAAAGCTCGTTATTGAGCATAGCAATAGAATGACAGAATATTAGACAGGTGTCAACAACTTTTATGCTTTGGGAGGGCGGCCGCGATATCGTGGGGGAGAAATTTTAGCGCCGCGAGGGATAAGCCAGATTCTGCCACCCCTTGCGCCGGGCATGGCGGCGCGAACCGCGCCGGGGATACGATCGGCCTGGACCAATTGTTGCACGCGTTGGCGGCAGATACCCTGCCGGGCGGCGTATTGGCTGATCGATAGGTATTTTTTAAAATCCATGATTTAGTATGGACTTGATTATTGCGACGTGTCAAGTGATGAACGGGGGACTTGTCTTTGCCCCATTAATGTGTTTATGATGCGCGGATATAATTCAGGGGATTATGGCAATGGTAAAGAAAACAACGCGACGACATATCTATATAACGGTGCGGCATGATCGGGCCTTACGATTGATCAAAAAAGAGCATGGCATACCATCCTCGCGCATTATTGATGACGCGTTGACGGCGTATCTGCCGACTTTTGTTGTTGCCAAGCGATTAAAATTAGGGAGAAAAAAATGATTCGCCCCGCCGAAAATATCGAGCGCGGTTTTGTTGCCGCCATCGCCTATACCAAAAATATCAGCTATGCAAAACAGCGCGACATTATTATCCGCTACGTGCATTTGGTCGATCGTGCCTATTTAGAAGGGCCGTTGTTGCGGTTATTGGATGAACATCTTAATGAACAAAAACGATTAGGAATAGTATAATGAATGATGAACTATGTGATGAGGTTCATCAGGCACTATTAACCTTGCTTGAACATCAAAAGTCCGGTTATTTATCTACACGCTATCGCTACAAAAATAAAGACGATTTTATAGTGATTATTGTTGCCGAAGGTAATGAGGCGTTAGCATTTTCAGATTTTTACAACCTACGCAAAGAGTCGACAGATTAAAATGAAACAGGATAATTCGGATACTTTAGCGTATCGTGAAGCCTATCATTTAGGCTGTTGTGCTTATCGACAGGGAATCAGCAAACAAAATAATGCTTTTTTCCATTGCCGAGCAACGCCGTCAGGACGAGTGAAATATGCCGCATGGCGTCATGGTTGGGAGCGTGAAGCCTATCAAACTATAATGGGAAACACTTAAATGGATGCTCCTGAGAATAAAATCGAAACATTGCAAGATAATTTGCTATATACCACTTTGCATAAACCGTCGTTTTCATTTTCGCACGCCTGGAGCTTGTATATTAAGGCCTTAAATGAGTCGACCACCGGACCTTATTACAACGAAAACGGTTCGCGCGTTAACAATTCTTATCGGATGGATTAATGGCAAAGCGTCGGGGTGCTCAGGGACGGCATTTTGATCGCCGGATTGGACGCTGGCGCGATGTTCTGGGACGGTTCCGTAAAGCTCCTGTAAAGCGTCGACGCAAGGTCAAGCCACGCAAGGCCAAGCCGCGCAAAGCCGCCCCCGCCAAGCCGCGCAAGGCCAAGCCGCGCAAGGTCGTTGTTGTCAAGCCGCGCAAGGTCAAGCCGCGCAAAGCCGCCCCCGCCAAGCCGCGCAAGGCCAAGCCGCGCAAGGTCGTTGTTGTCAAGCCGCGCAAGGTCAAGCCGCGCAAAGCCGCCCCCGCTAAGCCGCGCAAGGTCAAGCCGCGCAAGGCCGCCCCCGCCAAGCCGCGCAAAGCCGCCCCCGCCAAGCCGTGCAAGGCCGCCCCCGCCAAGCCGCGCAAAGGCGTAACGATTAAGCGACGTCGTGACGCCTTGGGACGTTTTGTTAAAGCCCTTCCGCCGCGTCGAAAAGTTAAGCCGCGCAAAACCGCACCTGTAACGGTAAAACCGCGCAAGCTTAAACCCCCCGTCAAACGGTTGCCGAGTTACATTAATCAACCCGTGGCGGGGACACCTTCGCAGCGCAAGATCAGCGGTATAAGTCGATGGTCGGTGCATACCCTGGCGTCGCTGTTGTTGCGACAATTAAAGAGCGGTTATCTCCGTTTTCGTTTTTGGTACAAAGTCAAAGAGCTCGGTTATGGTTCGGCAGGGATGATACGTCACAATAGTTTGATCGGCTCAACCTTCCCGATGCTATGGGATATCCTGGCGCATCGCGGTGACCCGCCGATTTTTACCGATCAGGATTTACCGGCGATTATTGCATTTTTGAACGGTCGTAACGGACATATTTTAGGGCGGGTAATTTATTATTGGGCCAGCAAAGGCACGGGATACAAAAGCGGTCTGAAATTTTAATTTTTTTCAAGGATGACATTAAATGTTAATTGCCTATGACCTGGAAACAACGCGCATTGCCGCCGGTACTCCGCGCTTGTTATATGTTACGGCGCATGGCGCGACCATGCGCCTTTCCATGCCGATTACCGGCGATAATCGCTTGCAAACTTACTGCAATATTTTGGAAACTTATTTTTTAATTCCCGAACATAATAAGGCCAAAATGGTGGCCTGGAACGGCAATAATTTTGATGTTTATTTTACCGCTTTGGCTTTGTTGAAAAGCGATAACTGGATTATTCAACCTTATCTTACCGCGTCAAAAGCACTTCGCGGGATGATGGTCAAAAGCAAAAATAAAGTTAAGATACGAGGGAAAATGCGAGTTTTACAATTTCAATTTTTGGACGGGATTAGCATGACGGGCTTAATGGGAAAATCGTTAAGGGCTTTTTTGCAAACTTTCGCCCCGGATTTGCCAAAGCTAAACATCGGCAACATGGACGAAGTCGATTTTGATATTTACAATCCCCGACATATTAAATACGCGGAACGCGACAGCGAAGGGCTTTATAAAGGCATGTCTCGCGTGCAAGAAATAATCAATGATCTGACAAAGCCCCTCGATTTGAAAGATAAATGGGAAACCCCGTTAAAACCGACGATCGGTAATTTGGCCGTTAATTTTTTTATGGACAACGCGCCAGTCGACAAGCCGTTAAATATTCCCAACGGTGCTCTACAAGATATTTTGCATGGTCCGGTAAAGCGCGGCGGTTTTTGCTGGTGTATGAAGCAATATACCGGGCCGGTCTGGAAGTATGACATTAATCAAGCCTATGCCGCCGCCATGCGCGACGCGGCATTACCGGCGGGAATATGTGAGAAAACCGAAAAATTTTGGAATGACGTTCCCGGTATTTATGAAGTTACTTTTTTCCGAAAACAAAAATCAAAAATTCCGTTTTATTATAAAATCGAAACCGATAATATCGGGCGTTTTTCGTTAGGGGAAAAACCGATTACGACCTGGTTAACGAGTATTGAGATAAAACATTTATTAAAGCAGGGTTGGGCGGTAACAGTGCATTATGGTTATGCCTGGGATGATAGTTTTAATTTTGCCCCGATTGTCGAGCGTTTGGAAAAATTGCGATTAAGTGACCCGCAAGGGCCATCGGGGCCGTTAGGTACGATGGTTAAGGCGATCGGTAATAATGCTTACGGTAAAACATTGGAGCGTCTAAACGGATTAGATTTAGTGCTGGCGCGAGAATGTCCTAAAGGTTTTGACGTGTTAAATCCTTTTGACGATGACAGTATGATATTTGTACGGACTCATAAAGCTTTTTACAAAAATTATCATCTGCCGCAAGTCGGGATTTTTGTTACGGCGCATGTACGCTGCCAAGTGCGCGACGCGGCTTTAAAAGCACCCGATCATTTTTTATATGCAGACACCGATTGCGTGGTATTTTCCAAACCGGTAAAACTGGACATTCATCCAACTCGCTATGGGGCATGGAAGGTTGAGGCGGAGGGCGTGCCTTATATTATCATCGGCAAAAAAATCTATTACGGCGATGACGGCAGCACAAAAGCCAAGGGATTGAGAACAAAAGAATTAACAAAAGACAATTATTTGACGTGGCTTAATAAATTACCTGAACAAGAACAGGTACAGCGTCAAAATTTCTTGAAATTCATAGCAGGGGAGAGTATGTTTAAAATGCAAAAGCGGACTGGAACCGATGTAAAACAATCTAAAATTTATGGTGTCAAAAATGGCGAATATATCCCCAACTAGCTTTATTGTTTTAATTCACTGCGAAAGTTGCGGAGACGTTCACGCGATTAATTTTTGCAATGAATCGGAATTTAATAAACTACGTTGTCGGATTGATAATGCGCCGATGTTTTGTACGCGAAAAAAATATCGAAAAGTGTTTCGTGAAGTGCAAAGCGATTTGATGCAAAAGGCGATAATGGTTTAAATAGGCAACCCCGCCGCCTTTAAAGGCGGGTAATTACATAAAAGGAAAAATACCATGAGCGAAGATCAAAAAGTAAAATACAAAACAACGCGGTTACTCACTCGTCCCACTATCAGCATGAAAGCGGAAGGGGCGGAGTATTTTATCAAGGTGCAGGGAAAAATGCATCAAGGCAAGCCGATGAAGGAAAAGTTCAAAGAGGGCGAGAAAGCCAAACCCCCGGCTATCCTGATCGACGTGATTAATCTGGTGACCGGTGAAGAAGCGCAACTGGTGGTCCCTGCCGTGCTGCATAGCGTTTTCGATGATGATTACAAAAATGATGCCTATGTCGGTAAGTCGTTTCATATTCTCAACAAGGGCAAAAAAGAAACTCAATCGGGCGGCGGTCAGCGTTACAATCAATTGGTGATCGAAGAAATCGAACCGGAAGTTTCAGCCAAGAAATAATTTTCGTTTTGCGGTCCCGTCACTCCGGTTCATAGAACATGCTTGACAATGCAAGCGAAGGGAGAAAGACGGGACCGCTTCTTTTTGGGGAACAAAATGAAAACCTGCGAACATTGCATTTATAAAGGGAAAAACGATAAGGCATTAAACGCCTTTGAATGTCGTTTTAATCCGCCGCTTGCGGTGCCGCTAGTCGGTCCGCAAGGTATCGCCGGGGTGGCCGCGGTGAGAGCGCCGGTTAAAAACGACACTCCGGCGTGCGGACAATATCAAGAAAAATCACCAAAACTCACAAATTGACAATTCTAGTGTTTTTCAACTAATCTTCTACTCTAAAGGCTATTTATTTTTCAATAAATAGCCTATTTTTATATTTTAAAAGGGAATTATTATTATGGCGCAAAAACGATTATCGGGAAACAATGACGACGCTATCGACGTTACCCCGGATGATATCAGTGACCTAGAGGAAGATTTTGACGACGACCTGTCGCAAATCTTCGCGGAGTTTGGTTCCTCCCAGGATGATCGGTCATTTAAGATTAAAGTGTATCGCATCATTCCTGACAAGGGAGAAATGGCTTGGCTGTTTGATTGTGTCCCGTCCGAATTGCCTATTTCCAACCGGTTGCGCGATGAGTACGGCGGCGGCAATTTTGAATTACGCGTCTACGAAAATTCCAGTGGCAGAATGAGATTGAAAAAAAAGCCCCGCCTGGTTATCGAAGCGCCGCGCAAAGTAGAACAGGCGACGCAAACGGATTTAGCCACCTTGCTCAAAGCAATGCAGGAACAGCAACGTGAAATGTTCGCTCAACTGAGTGACGTGATGCAACGCTCAAGTGGCATGGTTAATGTGCCGACAAGCCCCTTTGCCATGATGAAAGAAATGGCTACCGCCATGGTATCGATGAAAGAAATGATGCAACCGCAACAAAACGGCAACGGGTTTGAAATGCTGTTAAAAGGCGTTGAATTGGCCAAAGAACTCAACAACGGCGGCAGTGAATCGAGTTTTATCGATCTGTTGCGCGACGTGGTTAAACCTATGGCGCCGTTTATCGGTGAGGCGGTGCAACAACAAATGCAAGAGGCAAAAAAGGCGCCAAAATTAACTCCAGTGTTGCCTAATGCCAGCGCCCCGCCGCCGGGAATGCCAGGTGCCCCACAACCTGGCGCGGCGAACGAACAAGGAAACTCCGATATGCAGTCGCAAATGATTAGCCGCTATTTAAATATGCTGGTGAACAAAGCCGCCGCCGGAGCGGAACCGGAACTTTACGCCGAACTGGTGCTGGATAATCTCCCCGAACAAACCATTCGCGAGCAATTATTGGTGCCGGGAATTTTGGATGAACTGGCCAAGGTCAACCCCGGCGTGAACGTGCATCGAGACTGGTTCGAGCGGCTGCAAACGGCCTTGCAAACCTTTTTAAATGATAACGTTACGCCGCCGGGCGAAGCGGAGCAATCCCCACCCGCTTGATATTTTCCCGGCATTTTGCTATAGCTGTCGGTGAAATGGACTTCGATTCGCCGCCATCCGCGCTCATGGGCGTACCTTCAGGGATTGAGGGTACGCGGGCGACGCTATCCTTAATGCGCCGCCTGGCGCGTCAAGGGGCGACCGCCGCCGCCGTGCGACAAAAAGCGGTTTCTTTGACGTCGCGTTTAAAGCAAAAAGATTTTCAAAGCGAGGTTGGCGCGTTACATGCTTTCGTGCGTGATTGCATCCGCTATGTGCGCGACGTGCGCAATGTGGAAACCTTGCAAACCGCCGAGCGCACGCTATTGAACCGTGCCGGGGATTGCGACGACAAAAGCGTGTTGCTGGCGGCGTTGCTGGAAAGTATCAGTCATCCGGCGCGTTTCGTCGCGGCAGGATTTAAAAACGGCAACGCGTGCGAGCATGTTTTTGTTGAAACCCGCGCCGGAATGCAAGGCCCGTGGTTGGCCTTGGAAACCACCGAACCGGTGCCCCTGGGTTGGTCACCGTTACAACACGGCCACGCGACCAAGGCCATTATTGTGGAGGTTTAATAACATGAATATGCGCGTGACGCCATTATCGACATTGTCCTGTCATTCCGGCGTCGTTATGCCGATGGGTTTACACGGGTTGGACGCTGTACCAAGGATGCCACCCGGAGCAATGTGTCAGGTAACGGGCGTTTCGTGCGGAATAAAACATACCATAAATGGCCGTGTTTTTGGTTGTACGGATATTCACGGACGCGATGTAAGCGTGGCTGATATTAACCGGCGATGCGCTATTGCTGATAATTTTAAACGTAAAATTTTAGATGACCCGGTTTTAAATGCTGAATTTAAATATTACGGTGGTTATTCTCCAGAACAAACATTAGCTGATTTACGCGATATGGGTACAAATGCGGCTTTTAGTACTACCAACGTAACAAAATCGGTTCGACCCGTTCAAATTGGAGATATTTTTTATAACGGCGACGGACCTAATATTAAAGGGGCAGAAATAAAAGCAAAAATGTCTATCGATAGATCGACCGGCGATGCCTATTATGATTTGTACAAGTCGGACGGTAGCGGCGCACGAGTTGATGCGGTTCCCGGCGGTACATTAGCGCAATTGTTAGCGTCGGGAAAAATTAAATTTTATTTTAATCACCATGATAAAATTTTACGACAATTTTTGGGAGTTCTGGCAATAACCGCTGCTGCGTTTTGGGCAATTGGCGCTGCCAATGCCGCCGCCAAAGCGGCGACTGCCAAAGCAGCGGCGGGGACCGCCGCCCCCGCCGTCGCTGCCGCTGCCCCCGCCGCGGCCGCCCCCGCCGCGGCCGCTGCCGCCCCCGCCGCTGCCGCCGCCGCCCCCGCCGCTGCCGCCCCCGCCGCTGCCGCCGCCGCCCCCGCCGCTGCCGCTGCCGCCCCTGCCGTGGCAAAGGGCGTGTTGCCCGGCGCGCCGAAAATAACGCCCCCACCGACGGTTACGCCCAAGGTCGTTTCCATGGTCGAACAAGTCGCCCCTTCGGTGGCCAGTACCGGCGACGTATTAAAAACAATTGCCAGCGCCGGTTCGCAATTAGCCCCGCAACTGGTGGCCTACGAACAGGCCCGCGCCGCGTCACCGACCGGCACGATTCCGCCGGTAGCCGCTACTCCGCCGGGGAAAGCGCCGACGACCGGCGCGGCAAAATATGCCCTGCCGGTAGGCTTGAGTTTAGGCCTGTTGGCATTGCTGGCCTTTTCGTCGTAGACTATTTTTAACAGGGAGTTTTTGCTATGGAAAGCGTCTATCATCACGATTCCGGTTACGAGACCTATTACGACGGCGACGGTAATCTACTGGCCGGTTTAGGCCAAACCGTTTCGCCGCCCGTTTCATCTCCTACCCCCGCCCCGGCGCCAAGTAGTTTGCCCGCCTGGTTGCAAAACCTGCTAGGCGCCGGTTCGCAAATCGCCACCACTGCCGCCCAGGTGGAAGCGGCCAAACAAATCGCCAAAATCGTCAAGGTACCGACCGCGCAAGTCAACGTCGGCGTGTCGCCCGAAGTGAAGCCGCTGTTGATCGGCGGCGCGATCGGTTTGGGCGTGCTGTCGCTGTTTTTGATCATGTCCAAACGGCGTCGCTAATATGATACTGGATTGGAAAGGCGTGGCGGTACTCGGCGCGGTCGGCGCACTGGCCGCGTATGCCTTACGCAAACAAGCCGCTGTCGCGGCGGAACAGGCGGCAACCGCGCTCAACCCGGTATCATCGCAAAATATTTTTTATCGCGGCAGTAGCGGACTGGTTAACGTCCTAAGCAATGACGCGCAAGAATTACCGCTCGGCGTGCGTTTATATGACTGGATACACTCCACGGACGCCGCACCATGAAAACGATTGACGGAAAAACCGGGCGCATCATTGATGACGACGTTTTTACTCATCATGAAGCCCCGTATCGACACCGGCCGATGCAAGGCTTAAATGCAACGGATATCGCTTCAACGCTGAACGTGCCGGTGTCCTGGGTTGTATGGGCAGGCATTGTGCTGGTGGTGTTGCCTTTTGTTTTGAAAAAAGGTCGATGAATTATGGCTAAAAAGAAAACTGTTAAAAAGAAAACCCGCTCTAAATATAAACATGAGCATATTCGCTCATCGTCAAAAATGGCGAAAGGCTCTATTCGCAGCGTCGTTAAAAAACGCGGCAAGAAAAAAATTATTGTGCGCGTCGGTTGCCCGAAAGGTCGCTATAACAAGAAAACCAAAAAGTGCAAAGTTGGAACTCGCGCCGTTTCGGTGTTGAAGCCGAACCCGACAAAAAATTATCAAGTTTTTGCCGTGCGTGATAAACATTATTATTTTTGGAACGGTAAAACCTTCGACGATAACCGGCATAAAGCCAAATTGTTTAGTAAGGAAACGGCGCGAGAAATCGCCCAGGCGATCGGTCGTACTCATCGCGTTGCAAGCGGTCTCGGTTTTGGCGTCGTTACCCGAACCTATCCGTTATGAACGATTATCGCCAAGGGGTTGAATTATATCGCCGTTTCAACGAAGCAGACCCGGAGCATATTGACAAAATCATTTTGCCCGAGTATGACTATTTAGTGAAAATCGGCGATTGCACGGATATTGCATATTTGGCTCATGACGGTAAAAATTATCTGCATAGCTTTAAAGTAAAAAGCCGTCCCGAACTCGCCGTCACGCCCAACGGCACCCATTTGGTTTTGTTCGGTGGACGTTTTAAATTTACGGACCGCGGTATTGTCGACCGCTAAACAAGGAGCGTTAACCATGTCCAAACTGTTGTTGATCAATCCCCGTCGTAAACGTCGCGCCAGCACCAAGCGTCGCACTAGCGCCAAGCGTTCCACCGTCGCCAAGCGTGCGCGCCGACGTCCTACCACGCGCATTGTTGTAGCCAATCCCCGCCGTCGTAGCGCCGCTCGCCGAATACACCGTAATCCTCGGCGTCGTCGCGGCGCATCGCGTAGCCTGGGTCTCAGCTCGCTCAACGGTTTTATCAAGCATACCCTGACGCCGTCGTTCGTCGGCGCGAGCGGTGCCCTGGGTCTGGATATGTTGCTCGCGGTATTGCCGTTACCCGCCATGCTGCAAACCGGCGCGTTGCGCCCGGTGGTGCGTATCGGCGGCGCGGCACTGTTGGGGATTGCCGCGTCTAAAGCGGTCAATCGCCGGGTGGGGGAACAGGTCGCCGCCGGGGCCTCTATCGTCGTGTTGTATGATATTCTCAAAAACTTCACGCAAACGATGATGCCCGCCTTGCCGTTGTCGGGTTATCCGTCAAACCTGGAATACTACAGCGCCGGGCAAAACGTCGGTGAATATTTTGCGCCGCAAGTTACCGCGGCCAATGACGGGAATATCGTCCAGCCCATGACTAACTCGATGGGCGAATACGTTTACGGCTAACGGGTACTGTTCGCGGGCGATAATCGCCAACGAAAAGGAAACGACCCCGAACCTATAGCGGGGTGAATTTTAAACATGGAGGTTTTATACGATGATTCCGTCACGCGCTGAACTGCAAAAATACAACGTCACTATCCCCGATACCTACGAGGGCCTGTCGCAGCCGCTTTATGATTATCAAGCCTACGCCGCCGCCGGTGCCACCAGTTTTACCTTTTTTGCTACCCCCGCCGGCAGCGGCGGTAAAACGGTGGACGATACCAATATGGTGCTGTCGGGTCAGATTCCCGCCCAACAGATTTTCCTGATTCAAAGTATCGAGGTACCGTTCTATCCCACTACCCCGACCGTGGCCGCGCAAATGCCCGCCGCGTTCGGCGCTCAGGCCGTCGCCCAAATCGTCAACGACGTCTACAAGTTTTACCGCGCCGGGAACTTCCTGTTGACCATCGGCAGCAAGCCCTATCTCCAGGTAGCGCCGTTGATGTCGTTGCCGCCCAAAACGCACCTGGTGACAAACGGCGCATTGGCCGACGTCACCACCGCGGGCGCTAACTTGCAATCGCGCATCGGTTACGCCTACGCCGCCGGTCGTCCCTTCATCCTGGGAGCGCCGTTGAAGCTGGCGCCGAATATGTCGTTTTCGTGCAGCATCAACTTCGCAACCGCCGTTGTTATCACTAACCCGGCGCGTGTCGGCGTGGTGCTGGACGGCGTCCTGTACCGCCAAGCGCAATAATCTTTGCGCTGACCGTTGAGGCGGGGAGCTTTCCCCGCCTCGTTTTTAACCGTTTTCGAGGGTTTGCCATGTCACGTCCTACCAGTCAAATCCGCGCTCAACTGGCGCAACAAAATCAGGCTACGCGTAATATTTTGTCGTCGTATTATGCCTATAGCGTGATCATTCCAACGATCGCCAGTACCGCCCCCAGTAGCGGTACCACTCAAATCCAAGCCGATGCCGATTTTATGGTTCAGGCTATGTCGGCCTGGGTATGGGACTTGACGACTAACGCCGTTGTTGCCGCGCCCTATGCTACCGTGCAGGTCAGCGAATCCGGCAGCGGCACCACGTTGTTTGATCAGGCCGTGCCGATAAACAATGCCTTTGGTACCGCGCAACTGCCGTTTATTCTGCCGGTGCCGCGCCTGTTCGTGGCAAATTCAGTGATCAGCGTGGCCGTTACCAACGTATTCAGCGCCAACGCCGATTATTTTGCTTTCACTTTCCACGGCAAAAAGCTGTACGACATAGGCAACGGCTAAATGAGCCTGAATAACGTTCCGCCGTTCGTCCAGCGGCAATATTGGTTGGAACACCAGCGCCAAACGCCGGGGCGCGGCGGCGCGGGAACGTTGCTGCCGTTCAAGGCCGGGTCATCGGTTGAACCCGCCGCGCCGGTATCCGAGCATTTACCGGTGCAGCAAACCACCAGTCAATGCCGGATGGTCACCACTAATTTTATCGGGCGCTTTAGCGGTGCCTATAATCCGCGCCGCGCTTATTTATTGATTCAAAACACCGGCGCAACGCCCATGCATGTCATCATGGCCGGAACCCAGGGACTCGGCGGTACCGACGGCCTGGTGTTGCAAGCGGTGGTAGGGTTTTGGGAACCGGCGGTGGTGCCGGTGGACAATTACACCATCATCGGCAGCGGCGTGGTGCTTGAGGGACAATGGATTTAATATATGGGCATGAATATTCCCGTGGGCTTGCTCGATCAAAGCGGCGCGTTCGGTACCGTCGTTAATTATACCGCGTTGCCCGGTACGACAACCGGCAACGTTACCGTCGACACCACCAACACCGTTTTCGCCAAGGCCAAGGGTGCCGGTTACGCGCTGTTTGAATTGTTCATCGATGTTAACGGCGCCGGACCCGGCGACGTTGTCGATTGTAGCGTTGTCGATACTACATCCGCTAACGGCAGCGTATTGTCGTTAGACCCACTCGGCGGCCCATCCGGTACCCACATAGACGCCCGAATTTTTGTTAAAGTCATCGCCGGAAAGTTTGTTTACAGCGTCAATGCGCTGTTGTTGACGGCAGGGAATGCCGTTTTTAAATTGGATTTGTTGGGTTGGATTTACAACATGCCGGAAGTCTAAAATGTTTATTTATAACGGTACTTATTTGGTCACTAATCTAGTCAGGGTAAAAAGCGATTATACCCTGTTGCTGACCGATGATATTGTGTTGGTGGATGCCAGCGGCGGAGCCGTTATCATCACCCTGTTAAATCCGTCTCTGGTGTTGGCGAACCGCGCCGTGTCACCGTTCAATATTAAAAAGATTGATGCCAGCGCCAACGCGGTAACGGTGTCCAGTGCGCAAAATATCGACGGCGCGGCAACGTTTAGCCTGGCCGTGCAATATCAATCGCTCACGGTAAGCATCGATGATACCGGCGCAACCTATTTTATTTTGTAAGGTGTCCCATGACCTACAACCCCAATGCCGCCAATGCGGTTCCTAAAAATCTCTTTACCGCCAAAGGGGACGTTCTCGGCGCGTCCGCCGCGTCAACGCCCGGCGCGTTAACCGTCGGCGCGGACGGAACCGTATTAACCGCCGACGCCGCGCAAGCCTTGGGTGTTAAATGGGCGACTGCTGCCGGTGGCGCGGCGGATTTAGCCTCTTTGCAATTGAGCCTCTCCGCAGATCAAGCCGTGACAAGTGGAGTTTATACAAAAGTTAACTTTGATATCGTTAACCTGGATACATTAGGGAACTATGATAATACAGTCAACTATAGATATACCCCTAGCAAGGCGGGTTGGTATTATTTCTTTTTTTCCATTTATGCCGCGGTTGATTTTGACAATTTTATAGCCGCTTCAATTTATAAAAATGGCTCAAAAATACTGATTACGGAAAATGAAAATTGGAATAATGCTACATCTGGCTTTGCAAGTATATACGCGCTTCCCGGTGGACTAGTACAAATGAACGGGAGCACTGATTATGTCGAATTTTGGACAAAAATTTGGAAAACTTCTCCGTCAATAAATCACTTTTATTCCCGTGCCGCTGCATTTTTAGTACACCCAACCTAAAATGAAAAAATGGCTTATCATTTGGGCGCTTGGATTTTTTCTTTCAAAACTATTCTCTAGTGACATGGCAAAAAATCTTATTGCACAATTCGAGGGACTTTCCCTGGTACCCTATCAGGATTCGGCGGGTATCTGGACGATCGGCTATGGTCATAAAATTTTGTCGAATGAACCTTATTACCCGTTTGGGACCATACGCAATATCACGCAAGCGCAAGCCGATAAATTGCTGGAACAGGACGCGGCAAAATCACAAGCAAAGGTTGAAAGTTTTGTCCATGTTCCGCTAACCAAAAACCAACGCGATGCCTTAACGTCATTTGTTTTTAATACCAGTATGGACAACGATGCTTTTAAAAATTCTACGCTGCTGCGAAAACTCAATGCCGGTGACTATCAAGGCGCGGCGGATGAATTTGCAAAATGGATTTATGCCGGTGGTAAACGATTAAATGGTTTAATTGCCCGTCGCACTCAAGAAGCGCGTTTGTTTTTAAGCTAAAATTATGGAAGAAAAAATTGCTATTGTCGTTATCGTCGGCTTTATCGTGCAATTACTCACGATCATCGGCTTTTTCATGCGCCTGGAACATCGTGTTACCGCCGTAGAAACGTTAACGCGAATTTTAGTCTCACGCGCCGGTTTGCATATTAGAGATCAAGACCTGCATCAGGACTATTTCAATGAATAAAGATTTACTATTAAGTAAGACCACCTGGGGCACCATCATCGGCATGCTGGCCTTAATTGCTACCGCGTTCGGTTTTGATATCGGCGACCAAAACAACCTGGTTAATCTGATCGTGGGCATTTTGGGCGGCCTGTTTGCCTTGTACGGGCGCGTTAAAGCCGTGCACAAAATCAACTCCATTGCCGGTATCAAACCCAAACCGAAAAGCACACTATGAAAACCTTTTCTTTACCCTCGCGCTGTTGCTGTCGGCCTGTAGCGGTTTCACCGTCGAACCGGCGCAAACCTTCAACGAACGCGTGGATTATGCCGCTACCGCGATCGACGCCGTTATTCAATCGGCCGCGACACAACGCCAAGCCGGTGCGCTCAACCCTGTTGAGGCAACCCGTATCCATAACCTGGCCGCAAAAATGCTCGACGGCCTGGACCGGGCGCGAGAACTCTACGCGCTCAGCGTCTCGACTCGCTGTCAACACCCCCTCGACGCCAATACTGCTATGGCCTGTCACAACCAACACGATGCCGCACTGTCGGCTCTGGAAAACGCCCAAAGCCTGTTACTGCAACTCCAACACCAGCTAAAACCGGATAACTCGCCATGACCGTTGCCAATCTCGCCACCATTACTAAAATCCTCGATGCCGCAAGCGCGGCTATGCAAATCGGTATCGAACTACAAAAACGCGCCGCACTGTTTCAATCACTACACGCCCAGGGAAAAACCCTCTCCAACGACGAACTAACCGCGCATCTCAACACCGTGCGTCAACACTTGGCCGAACTGAAAAAACTCGGAGAACAACCCCTGCTATGAAAAAACTTTTGCTTGTCACCGTCCTGTTTATCGGTAGCGCCTTGAACGGCCATGCCTTTGCCGCCGTACCACTGACCCTGACCTGGGATGCCTATACCGATAGCGACCTGCCAAACGGTACCCCATCAATCGCCGCCGATTACACCATCGAAGCGCGCTGTCGCGTCAATACCGACCCGCTTGAAAACACCCCGCTCACCGCGTCAACCCCGGCGAACAACAATAGCCTGACCCTGCAAATTACCGTCGCGCCAGGGGATACCATCGGCTGTCAAATACGCGCCAAACGCAACAGCGATGCCCAAACGTCACCCTGGATTCATGAGGTGCAAATAAACGTCCCTTTCGTGGTGCCGACACCGCCGCTCAATCTGCAACTGCATCTATAGTGCGCTGGTTGTTTTTTGCTATAATCCTAATCGGATGGGGGATTCTAAAATGACAACGCTCGATGAACGTAATATTAAAGATCATTTGCAAAACGCCGTCGATGAACTTGAGCTTGCCGTTCATGCCGCCAAGGAAGCCGGGCTTGATGATAATGTCATTAATGCCGATGACGTTGCACAATTCAAAGAAATAATTAACTACCTGCAAGCGACGATTGACGATTTAATCATCGAGGAAAATGACGATGAATAACGAACCGATACCCGTTCCCGTTCCCTACACCTTCCCCAACTGGTTTCCGCTGGCGGGATTGGCTTTGCTGGTCTATCTGGCGCTGAAAAAATAACCGGAGGATTCACCCCATGAAAACCTATCAATGTATCCAACGCGGTTGTGTATTCGACCTGGACGACGACCTGCCCCTGCCTATGCTCTGCCCGGTTTGCCGCAACCCCCTACCGCCCGGCCGCGTGTTCGAGTACCA